TGAATGACTTGGCGTCTAGCGCAACTGCTGGTGTATCTAGTGGTGCTAACACTGCCGAGAAATTCGTAGATTATGTTGCTCAATTGGGTTCTGCAAACTGGAACGCAAACCTTATCTTGACTACACACGCTGGATGGGCTAACGTTCTTAAGACCGTTCCTTCTGGTGGTTCTTACTCTGTTCCTGGTGGTATCACAATTGATGCTCAAGGTAACATCAGAATGATGGGTATTCCAGTTGTTCCTCATAGCTTGGTTACTGCGTCTAAGGCTTATGTTCTTGACACAACTAAGTTCTCTATTGCTCAACAGAGCGGACTTGCAGTTCGTTCAACAGAGTTTGATCAAGATGATTTCATTAAGAACTTGATCACTTTCCGTTGCGAAGCTCGTTGCGATTTGATGCAATTCCAGCCTTCAGCTTGTATCTATGGTGCAATCTAAGGTTGATAAATCTTAAATATTGGGAGACCCGTAAGTCTCCCTTTTTTTTACTATGCCTTATTCATACAATTACTTCAAAGATGATTTTAAAGATCATCTTATAAAAAATTTCTCATCCAATATTAAAATATTAGATGTCGGCCCAGGTTCGGGTAGCTATTACGATTTGCTTTGCAAAGATTTTACAAATATTGATGCGGTTGAGGTTTACGAGCCTTACATAGATCAATTTGATTTACGAGATAAGTATAAAAATGTTTACAATCAAGATATATTAGAGTTTAATTATAACTCTTACAACTATTTAATACTTGGTGATGTGCTAGAGCATTTGAGCATAAATGATGCACAAAATTTACTTGATGATATTACATCAAAACATATATATTGCATGGTTGCGGTTCCATATCAAATGGAGCAAGAAGCGGTAGGAGGCAATATTTACGAGATACATCAACAAGCTGACTTAACAATATTTAACTTTACTGATCGTTACCCATTAATGAAGCCATTTAAAATGAATGGTTATTATGGATTATACTTAAATTATAATTTTTTATGAATATAGTTTGCTCAATACATCTTTATCCTCCGCAGCACAATTGTGGCGCAGAATGGATGTTACATCATATTAATAAAGATTTGATTAGCAAAGGACACAATGTAAGAGTCCTTTTGCATCAAGCCAATCATTACAAGATTAAAAATAATTATGTGTTTGATGGTGTGGATGTTTTTCCTCCAAATGAAAGCGTAGTTGATAATTTAATGAGATGGGGAGATGCAATTTTTACGCATTTAGATTATACAAGATGGACAATTGGAGCAGCCAAACTTTACAAAAAACCAGTATTTCATTTAATTCATAATAGCCATCCATACCCAGAAATCATTAACGCAGAACGCAATCAACACGTTGTGTATAACTCTTTTTGGCTAAAAGAGAAATTGCAATATAATTGGGATAACTTTATACTGACGCCTCCCGTTGATTATCGGTATTATGACCTAAAAATTGACCCAGCGAAGAACGAGTACATAACACTGATAAACACCAACGAGAATAAAGGCGGTAAGATATTTGAACAAATTGCTCGTGCATTGCCAAATAAGCGGTTTTTAGGCGTTTTAGGGAGCTATGATCCTCAAATGGATGCTAACCTTCCAAATTTAAAATTAGTGCCTAATACATCCGATATTTTGCCTTACTACAAGCAAACTAGGATACTACTAATGCCAAGTGATTACGAGAGTTGGGGCAGAACGGCAACCGAGGCTTATTGCTCTGGGATTCCAGTCATAAGCACAATGGCCGAAGGACTCGTAGAGAATTGCGGAAAGGCTGGCATATTCATAAAAGATAGGAATGATATTAAAAGCTGGGTTAAGGCAATTACTGAACTGGATGATGCCAAAAAATATAGTGAGGCATCAAAAAAAGCAAAAGAAAGATCAAGAGAGCATGATCCGAGAAAAACGCTTGATGAATTTGAGAGCTGGTTCCGAGAAATGGTTAATAAATATAAGTAAGTATGGCGATATATATAAACGGAACAACAATCTTAGCTGATGGGGTTGTTGAGCCAGTGAGCTTAACTGACGCAAAGAATTGGATGCGAATTGATTATACATCAGATGATACTTTAATACAATCATTAATTAACGCATCAAGAGTACATATTGAGAAGCTGACTGGAGTTGCTTTTGTAAATAAACTACTTAAAAGCTATATTCAAACAACTGGTTACGAGCCGAGTGTATGGATGGTTGATTTGCCTTATGGGCCAGTTATTTGTATAGATAGCGTAAAAATAAAGACTGGCATAAATACTTGGGAATCTTTGACTAAAAACGAGGATTACGAGGTGATTGCTGGTAAACTTTGGCTTTATACTCAAGGCAATTACGAGATACAATATCAAAGTGGGTATAGCTCTGTGCCAGAGGATATTGCAAACGATATTATGGCTTTAGTTGCTTGGCAGTATGAGAATAGAGGTAAGAAGATGAATGCTGATCCACAAGCACTTATAAGCCAATACCCTAACTGGAATGGCCTTAATTATCATCAATATAAAAAGGTTGTTATTTAATGGCTGATGGTAAATTACATTTGAATCCGATTTTATTTAATAAGTATATAAAAAACTTAGAAAAGAAAATTGGTAATAAAATTGAAGAAGCTGATGCTGAATTTGCTGCTGGCATGAGAGATATGGAAAGAGTCGCTAAACAAAAAGCACCAGTTGATGATGGGTCTTTAAGATTAAGCATTGGTGTAATTAAAGATAGGCCATTAAGTTACATATTAAGAGCAAATGCTAGATATGCAGCTTATGTAGAATTTGGAACTGGGAAGTATGCTAAAAGATATGTAAATGGATTAGAAGAATATTGGAGAATTTTAGCAAAAAAATATTATAAAAATGGTAAAGGTAAAACTGATAAACATCCGTTTTTTTACCCAGCAGTAATGGAAACTTTACCTACAATTTATAGAAGAATAAAGGCGGTATTAAAATGAAAGATTGCTCAAATAATGTTAGAACAATATATGTTAATGCCCTTAATGGGAATATTACATATAACGGTAAAGATGTTCCAGTATATGGGCAAACACCATTCAGAACAACACCAAAAAATTATGTTGTAATTACAGATATTAATGAAACTGCAAATAATACCAATAATTCATTTCAAAATATTGTAAACGTAAATATTGAAATATTTAGCGAACAATATAGGATTAACGATTTGGCAGTAGTAGATAATATAGCTGGTCAAATATTAAATATTTTAATCCCAGATACACAAATAGATGGGTTTGATGATTCTGATTTTGAAGTTTTCCCAATGTCAAGGATAAATTCTTTATATTTATCTTTGCAAGATGGCGACAATTATGTAGCACGAAAAATTATAACAATAAACAATTTAGTAAACCAAAAATAAAACAACAATGGCACAAGTACAAGGTTCATTACAAAACATCGAGATTGACGTAGCTGGTGGAACGTCATATAAAAACCTCGTGTGTTTGCGTACATCTTCTGTTAATTCAACAGTTGATTCTACCACCGATCAAACAAACTGTGGAGTTCTTACTGCGGTAGGTGAGCCACAAATGAGTTTGGATTTTGATTCAATTTGCGAAACTGCTCCAACTGTTTCTCAAGTATCTTATAGCTCTTTGCTTACTGCATTTGCTAATAAGACTCTTGTTACAGTTAGAGTACAAAATCCAACCGTTACTGGTTCAAGCACTGGTGCTGCATATTACCATCAATTTTCTGGTTATATCACATCTTTGACACTTAACCAAGCTACAACTGAATTTATTAACTTCTCTGGTACAATCGCATCTACTGGAGCAATTGATGTAACTGCATAATTATGAATTATACTACTATTACTATTAATGATGAAAAAGTTGGATTAAAATTCGGCATGGCATCATTAAGATATTTGACTAAATACTTATCTGATGATTTTATAAATGATGAAAATGACCTTAATGAAATAGGTATTGCACATATTTTATATAGCGGTTATTATAACAATTGTGTTGTAAAATTGCAAAAACCTTCATATACATTTGAAAATTTTGTAGATTGGATAGAAGAAAATCAACAAAATGATAGTGTTAAAGAAGAAATAAAAGAGGCAATATCTGTTTGGAGCCAAAATGAATATATAAAACAAACACAAATAGAAGAAGGGAATAAGTCAAAAAAAAAGACATATCGTGGGAAGAAATAGAAGCGTTTGCTTTTGGTGAACTTAAATTGCTTCCCACAGACTTCTTCGAAATGAGTCCAAGGCATTTTTCATTAATGGCTAAAGGACATCAAGATTCTAAAATTTCTGATTATAGAGTTTCAAGAATGTTGATGTTTACAATGGTAAAATTATTAGGAGATTCTAAAAGTGGTCCTAAAACTCCCGAAGAGTTATGGCCACTACCAGGTGATACTGAACAGAAAATAGACGAAGAGGAATATAGAGAAATATTTAAAAGATTATCGAAATGACAGATCAAGCCTTAATGATAGAATTGGGTTTAGACCCCAAACTGGTTAAAAAAGGTCTTGGTGAGTTAAAAACACTTTTAAAAGATCTAGATAATCAAAGAGCATTAAGTACTGCTCAAGAAGATATAGAGCTATTTAATCGTAAGATTAATATAGTAAAAAATGAAGTAGCAAAACTTAAAGGTTTTGGGTTTGAAGAAGCTAGTAAAGATATTTCAAATGGTTCTAAAAATGCTAGAACTGCGGTAACTAGCTTATCTCTTGCTTTACAAGATTTACCATTTGGTTTTATAGGTGTTCAAAATAACCTACCAGCTATAGTTCAAAGTTTTGGTTTATTAGCTACAAAAAGCAAAACTCTTGGAGGTACATTGACATTACTAAAAGCTCAATTATTAGGACCAACTGGTATATTTTTAGCATTTAGTATAGTTACTGCTGGTGTAACATTTTTAATACAGAAATATGGTAGTTTAGCAAATGCAGTTACCGTATTAACATCAAGAAATAAAGAATTAGCACAATCACAAATAACTTATAATAAAGAATTAACAAAATCTAATTCAGAAGCAACTTTTGAAAACGCTAAATTAGATATATTATTAAAAAGATTAAAAGATTTAAAAAGGCCTCTTAAAGAAAGACAAGATGCATATTTTGAGTTAAATAAATTATATCCAGATACAACTGCTGGAATAGAAAAAGAAAATGCACTTTCTGCAAAAAGTATAAGTATTATTAGTGCCAATGTTGCTGCTAGAAAAGAATATATAAAATTTAAAGCACAAGAAAATGCAATACAAGCAGTAATAAATCAAAATGCTGCAAAAGCATTGCCAATAAATGCTAAAGTATTAAACATTGCAAGTAGATTAGCAGTAACAATTGAAAAAAGAAATAAATTAGAAGAGAAAACTTTAACTCTACAAGAACAAAATACTCTTGATGTATTAATTGAAAAAGAAGAAACATTAAGAAGTGAATTAATAAAAACAACAAAAGAATATAATAGCATAATAGGTGTAAATGATTCTTATTTGGTTCAATTAGATCAAATAATTGGTAATATTTCATCTTATGATAGAAAAGTAAAAGAATTAACTGATGATCAAAAAAATCAAGATAAAGAAACTAGAAAATTAACATACTCTGTTAAAGATTTAAATAATTCTTTAAGTTTTGAAAATCAATTAAAAGATGCAGAAGATTTAGCACAAGTATTATTAAATCAAGACCAAGCAATAAAAAATGGAATACCTGGAGCTAAAAAATATTCTTATACTTTACAAGAAAGAAAAGATGCCTTAGAAAAATTAAAATTAGTTGCCCCACAGTATTTTAAAAATTTAAATATAGAAAAAGCAACATACGAACAATTAGATGATGCTGCTTTTACATATATTAGAACTCTACAAAATTTAAGGGATGAATTAATATCTAGGCAAAGAGCTTCCGATTTACAATTAAAAGCTGATGACAATTCTATAAAAGCATCAGAAAAGAAAAATGACGAATTAGAAAAAGAATTTGAAAACATTATTAAAATAACAATGTCAAATGATATGATGTCAGCAAGTGTAAGAAAAATGACTGACATTAATATTGAAGCAGTAAATTCATGGATTGAACTTTTACAACAAGTAGATATTTTATCTAAATATTATCAAAAATTAGATGCTCAACACGTAAAAACTGGAAGATTTATACAACAATATTTAAGAAATCCACTTGAAGAATTATTTGATGTTGTATTAAGTAAGGGTAAAAATAAATGGAAAGAATTTGGTGATGCAGTAGTTAAGCAATTAAAAAGAATAGCGGCACAACAATTAGCAACTGCTGCTGCTTCTTTAATTGCTAATATAATTGCACCTGGTTCTGGTAGTGCAATAAAAGCTGGATTAAGAGGTATTTCAACTGCTGGTTTAGGAGATTATTTGAGTTCATTCCCAGATAGTGCTAACTTTAGTGGAGTAGGAAGTGGTTTAGGCGTTAGCGGTCAAGTGGTATTTGTACAAAGAGGTAGTGATTTAGTAGGAGTATTAAATAGAACAAATTCAACAATAAATAGAGTTGGCTAGAGCAGAAAAATATAGAATAGACTTTAAGACCAGAGATGGTTATGATGCTAGAATACAATTTTTATTTGAAGGTTATTCTGGTTCTGTAACTAATTTAATACCTGGGGCTAGACCATTTATATTAGGTGAGTTTAATAGTGAAGAAGATTTATTTAAGCCATTAAGACCTCAACTTGCTACTATAGAAATTATTGCAAGTAGTAGTGGTGTTACAATGGAAGATTTTGTAATGGATAAGGATAGTGATATTCTAGTTATATTTTCTTATAATAATGTAAATTCAGCATATTGGTATGGGTTTTTGCAACAAGCTGATTATAGTGAAACTTGGGTTGATACTAATCATATTTTAACTCTTACTGCAACAGAAGGGTTAGGAGCGTTGAAAAATTTTCCAATATCAAATGCTGGAGCAGAAATAACAGATAGGACAACTCCATTACAATTTTTAGAATACGCAACACAAAAAACAGTTCAATCTTGGGCTAAAAATTATATATTTAATAATCTGTTTCATCAAAGTATGACAGATTCTTTGACATATAGCCCACTTGATCAATGTAAAATAGATCCAAAAACATTTCAAATTGAATCTATTGAATATGAAGATTGTTATACTGTTATTGAAAAAATAAATAGATCATTTAATCAAACCTTATTTCAATATAATGGCAATTGGTGGGTGATGAGACAAGAAGAGCTTTACATTCCACAAACAGATAATTTAAGAGGATATGTGAGCAATATAGGAGTAAGAAGTTCTATTCAGACAAGATATGATATTGAGGTAGGAGTAAACGAAAGTGTTAAGCCTATTTCACCAGAAATGTTACGTTTTTTAAAACGTAGAACAAAGAAAGATCAAGTAAAATTTGATTACGATAAAATACCAGAGATTGTAGATAATGGCACTTTTGCTAGAGGTAATTTAATAGGTACAACATCTACATTGAAACAATATTATGTAGATGATTGGTTATATCAAGAAGGCGATGGTTTAGATTTACAAAATGGATCAACACCATCAAGTGGTACAGTTACAAGAAATGAAATATATGAAAGCTCTACTGGTCCACTAATTGCAAATTTTGTAAGAATACCTACAACAACTGGAAGTCCAGTAAATGATTATTTTAGATGGATTGCATCCAATCCAGTTTACTTATTTGCTAATGATAAAATGAGTATTCAGTTTGATCATAAATATTTAATTCAAACAACACCTCCAACATTATCAAGAGCTGGATTAGTATTTATTGCTTGTGTGTATTTACAAGGTGCTGCAAATAATTATTTCTTAAAAGAAACTGGTGAATGGGAGCTTGAATCAACAATTCTTGCACAAGAAAGATTTATAAAAGCAAATTATACAACAAGCTCATCAGATTATTCTACAAATTGGAATACATATTCAGTAGATAGTGATCCTTTTCCAGATAATGGCCAAGTTTATGTTTATTTACTTTCTGACCCAGCTTATGATACTACTAACCAAGATTCAATGTTTAGGAATTTCCAATTTGGTTATTCTACTAGATTTAACACATTATCAGCAGAACCTCTAACTGGAGTTAAAACATATTTTCAAAAGACTGGAGATTTATTAAACACATTTGATCAAGATATACATTTGACTGATGGATTTAGTAAATATTATAGAGGTACTATTTTTGAATCAGATGGAGATACAATAACTGACGCTGATTGGTATAGATATAGATTTAATACAGAAGGTTTCTCGTTTAGAAAGCAAAATAATATTGCTTATTGGGAAAATAATAGATACAATAGAAATAAAATAGATGTTAATTTTTACGGGTTAACATATAATAGCGGAACTAGAATTGGATTAAATAACACAATAAGATTTGTAGATGATGATCCAAATAAAATTTATGCTATATTAAATCTTAAAGAAATTGATTTTTCTAGTGGCACATGGAGTGCAACTTTATTAGAAGTTTGGGATGATGAAAAAGATGGAATGGAATTAGAAGATAAAACTTTTGATGCTGATGTAACTACTGGTACTTACAATACACCTCAATATGTTCCATGGACAATTGTAAGTGCTGCTGATTTTACAATAGTAGGAGGTTATCAAATTACTTATAATGGTATTATAAGTTTAAACGAACCTATTACAATTAGTTTGGCTGGTAATATAAATACAACTAGCCCAGCACCATTACCACCAGTAAATACTACATTTACGGTTAAGCAAAATGGTGCAACAATAAAAACGCAGACTTATCCAGTAAGTGCAAATCCACAAGCATTTACATTTAACTTATCTCCAAGCGGGACAATAACAATAAATCCAAACGATGTATTTACTATTGAGGTAAGTAATAATATTACTCAAATTCAATATACCTCTGGTGCTTTTACTATTGACTATCAATACCCTGGTACTTTAACTTACGATCCTTTTACAGAACAATATATATACAACGCATAATGGCAGAAGTAGTAACGGCACAAGGTTTAGTTTTAGCATTTACAAACGCAAGTGGTAATGTCTATCCTTTT